GTTCTCATCCTCAAACCGGAGGAGGAGAAGGTCGTCAAGATCGCGGACCCAGTTGCTGTCCGTGAATTGACGCTTGGCATCACCGCAGTGGTCCGTGGCCCCGTCCCGGACTCGGCGGCCGACACGGTCCTTCAAGCAATTATCACGGCGGTCATGGGCGACACCACGCTCGGTGGCCGCGCAGCGCGCTGCATCGAGCAGGACACGCGCTGGAATTTTGAACTCGCCGATTCAACGGCCCTCGCCGTCGAAGTGCGATTCATCGTCAAATACCTGACTTCAGTTTCGAGTATCGCCAGTCAGTCCTAACAGCCATCACGGCTGTTTTTCCTTTTTTCTTAAACCACAACCGGCACATCAGGAGGCCGCAGCATGTCTCAATTTCAATTTGGTGCCGGTGTACTCATCGGCACGCCCACTCAGAACGCCGCAGGCGCACCCATTGCAAACCCGACACCCGTGCAATTCGGCGCGCTGCAAGACGTAAGTCTCGACATCTCGTTCGACACGAAGATGCTCTACGGCTCCCAACAGTTCCCGCTCGCGGTCGGTCGCGGCAAGGGCAAAATCACCGGCAAAGCCGCGTTTGCGCAGATGAATGGCACGCTGCTGAACTCGCTGCTGTTCGGGCAGACGATGACCAATAACGTAATTTCGGATTACATCGACACCGTCGGCACCCTCATCCCGACCACGCCGTTTCAGATCACTCCAGTCACGACATATGCCGCGTCGCTGACAGCAGGCACGACTCCGGTCTTCTCGTATGACTTGGGCGTCAAGAACGCGCAAGGCCTGCCGATGACCAACGTGGCGAGCGCACCGACCACCGGCCAGTATTCGTACAACGCAGGCACTGGCGTCTACACCTTCGCCACTGCGGACGTTGGCCTCCAGGTGTTCATCAGCTTCGGATACACCGCGACCAACCTTGCGGCCAAGCAGAGCGTCGTGAACAACGTGCTCATGGGCTACGCGCCGACCTTCGCGGCCGATCTGTACATGCCGTACAACGGCAAGCAGCTGATCGTCCGTCTGCCGAACTGCATCAGCACCAAGCTAACCCTCGCGACCAAGCTGGATGATTTCACCATCCCGGCTTTTGACTTCGACGCCTTCGCGAGTGCATCGGGCCAGATCATGACCTACAGCTTGGCGGATGCATAAAGCAATGATTCGTGGAATTGAGTTGACACTGGGAGGCACGGTTTACACCGTGCCGCCCCTTTCACTTGGCTCGCTTGAGAGGCTGCAAGAGCGGATCACGGCATTCACCGGGGCGGTCGATTCGCAGCAGATCAGCACGGTGATTGACGCCGCCACCGCCGCGCTCAAGCGCAACTATCCGGCGCTTGAGCGTGTCGATGTCGCAGAACTCATCGACGTCGCGGACATGGTGGACGTAATGGAAGCCGTCATGGACGTTTCAGGCGTCAAGCGCAAATCCATCGAAGCTGAAAAAAAAGCGGCGGCGAGCAACCCGTAGATTGGAACCAAATCTATTGCCACCTGATCGCGACCACCGGACACACGTGGGATCAGGTGCGCAATGATTGGGATTTGCCTCGCCTGGAAGCCTGGTCCGACTACTGCGCGGACAATCCGCCTTTGCGCGCCATGGTCCAGGCGTATCTCGGCATCAAGGGCCAACCCAAAGCAGTAGCACCCGAAGACACGGACATCCTGCACGTGCTTTCCGTATTTCCCCAAGGTATCTAAATGGCAAACGAAGACGTCAAATTTCGCGTTGGTGCAGAGGACACAGGCGTCGATGCCGTGCTGTCTCGCATTGGCTCGCAATTCTCTGAATTTGCCGAGACGATGAAGGGCCGCTTCGAGGGGCTGGTCGGCGCAATAGAGAAGGTGAACATCGCCATGACGGCGATGCAGAACGCTTTGCGCGGCGGCGAGCTATTCAAGGAAGCAGTCGAAGCCACGGTCAACATGACGAAGGAGTCGCAGCTGCTCGGGCGGCAACTCGGCATTTCCTCGACCGACGCATCCATTTTGAAGGTCGCGCTGGGCGAATCGTTCGCCACCCAGGAGCAATGGTCTGCGGGCGCGTCCAAGATCACGCAGACGCTCAACAAGAACGAGGCCGCGTTCAAATCGCTCGGCGTCGCCACGCGCGACAACAACGGCGATTTGCGCAATGCCCAGGACATTCAGCTAGATGTAAACGAAAAGCTGATGCAGTTCGCCGAAGGCTCGGCGCGCAATTCGGAAGCCGTGAAGATTTACGGCCGCTCATGGAAGGAAATCGAGCCGACGTTCCGCGTCAACAACGAGGCCATCAAGGAGGCTGCAAAGAACGCGCGCGAACTCGGGCTGGTGGTCGGCCAGGAGAGCGTCGCGCAGTCCGATGCCTACCGCAAGGCCATGGTCGGCGTGCATGATTCGCTCGACGGTGTCTTCGTTGTCATCGGCAATGCGCTGCTCCCGGCGCTCACCTCGATGGCCGAATGGTTCCGAGAAATAGCGCCGACCGCGATCAACGTTTGCAAGGCGGCGTTCGAGACCATCTACACCGTTCTCTCTGACGTCAAGCTAAGTATCGTGACGTGGGTCGACATCGTCGTCGGCAGCTTCACCATTGTGGTCGCGCATGTGGAGCGCGTCATCGACACGATGCGAGCGCTCAAGACCGGCAATTGGGATGAGATCCAAGCCGCCTGGGAGAAGGGCACCAAGGGGATCGAAAAAGCCCAGTCGGACATGACGGAGAACCTGAAGTCCGAACAGGATGAGGCGGCGAAGAATCTTGATGCGTTCCGAGATCGGATGGCCAACAATCAGACGGCAATCAAGAAGCCGACTGGCGGCAAGGGCAGCGGCCCCGAAGAGGACAAAGACAAGCTCGCGGCCCTCAAGCAGGGTATCGACGCCGAGAAGGCAGCCTACGCCGAGTCAGAGCGCGAGAAAGGCGAGTTCATCGAGTTCTCCAAGCAGCAAGAGATCGACTACTGGCAGAGGGTCCTCGACAGCAAAAAGCTCGGCACGAAGGATGCCGCGAAAGTTCAGGACGAACTAAACAAGCTGCTCTACGCGCGCGACAAAGAAGCCTACCAGGACGAACTGGCAGCGCTGAAAGAGCGGCAGTCCGCGTACAAGAACAACCTCCAGGCCAAGCTCGAAATCGCGAAGGAATACGCGGCCAAGGTCGCGGCAGCGGAGGGCGGCGACGGCGCGAAAGCGCATCAGGCCGGTGCCGAAGTGCTCGCCATCGAGCGCGAGATCGACGCGCAGAAACTCGAACTAGCGAAGGCCACCCAAGCGGCCATCACCAAGACGCAGCTGTCGGGCGTCGATGCCGAAGAGCAGGCGGCCAAGCTGCGCGTCGCGCAGGGGGCGGAAACCAAGGAAGAACTGCTCGCGCAGCAACAGGAATTTGAGGCGCGGCGTCTCGCAATAATTGTCGGCGGCATCAATGCCGAAATAGCCGCAGCGCAGGACAATCCAGAAGAAAACGCAAAACTGCTTGAGCAATTGAATGCTCAAAAGATCGCCGCCGCGTCGAAGTACCAGGCGCAGATGTCGGCGCTCGCCGTCAAGGCCGCAACGGATCAGGAAAAGGTCTGGAGCGGCGTCACCAAGTCGATGGAGTCGGGCTTCACCTCGGTGTTCAGCAATTTCATGAATGGCACCAAATCTCTCGGCCAGACCATTCGTGGTTTGGTCGGCGCGGTCGCGCAGTCCTTTGAGCAGATGGCCGCGAAGAACATCAGCACGATGCTTGCGCAGGCCGCAATGGGGAAAACGATAAAGATGAAGGAACTCATGGGCAGCGCAGGAGTCGCCGCAGGCAACGCCTACAAGGCGATTGTCGGCATCCCTTACGTTGGACCCTTCCTCGCGCCTGCCGCAGCTGCTGTCGCCTATGCGGGCGTCATGGCCTTCGGCAGCGGCGTTTCAGCAGAGGGCGGCTACGACATTCCCGCTGGCGTGAACCCGGTGGTTCAGACCCACCAGCGCGAAATGATCCTGCCGCAGGAACACGCCGACACGATCCGCAACCTGGCCCAAGGCTCCGCGCGCAACGGTTCGCACGTCACGATGCAGGGCGCGTCGATGGGCAACTTTTTCATGATCCACAAGAAAGAACTGACGGGCGCATTCAAGCAGTTGAACGCTCAATTCGCGTTCCGGTAGTCCCATGAGCAATTCAGTATTCCCCACATGGCTGCCGGGTCTGATGTTCACGCAGCTGAAGCAACCGAACTGGAAGACCGACATCCAGACCGCGCTCTCAGGCAAGGAGTCGCGCCAAGCTCGCCAGTCATCCCCGCTCTACAGCTACTCGCTCCAGTACGAATACCTGCTCGATTCGCTCACGCGAACCAACTACATCCCGTACTCGCAGGACTTCACGCAGTGGGCCACCAACTATGGCGGCGCTGCCGCTGGCTTGCCGGTCCTAGTCGTTGCCAACTACACGCTTGCGCCTGACGGCACGCTCACCGCCGACCGCCTGATCCTCAACATCGCGGCAGGCACTACCGGCTCTGACTATGCGCAGCTCTACGTGCCAGGGATGCTGATCCCGTCAACCGGCGCGCTGACGTTTAGCGTTTGGGCAAAGACCAACGACGGCAGCAGCAAAGGGGTGAACATCAATTTCGGATCGAGTGCATTTACGGCAATCATCACGCCGACGTGGCAGCGATTCTCGCTAACTTCGCTCGGCCCGATTACCGGAAACAATGAGCCTGTAATAAATCTCTACGGCGCTTCGAGCGCCGCAAAATATGCGGACATATCCCTTTGGGGCGCGCAGGTCGAAGCGGGATCGCAAATGACGCAGTACATCCCGACCTTCGGCGCGGCCTCCACGGTCTCGGATCTCCAGACCCTCGCCGGATTTTTCAATCAGATGCAAGGCTCGTGGGACACGTTCTTATACCAAGATCCATCGTTCAACACGGTCGCGAACATGCAATTCGGTGTGGGCACTGGCTCGCAAACCGTGTGGCAGCTGACCGCCAATTATGCGGGCGGCGGCGTCGGCGGCTTCGCTGAAATCATCCAGAACACCAACGGCGCACCGTTCATCTACGAGAACCGCTGGGGCGGCAACGAACTTCTGTCGAGCGGATCGCGCACGAATCTTGTGCTGCAAAGCAACTTCAACGCGTCATGGGTCACGGCCAACGTCAGCGGCGCAGCGGTCGGCACTGGGCCGGATGGCGTCACGGCGGCGACGCAGCTAACAGACAGCGTGACCAGCGGGCCGCACGTTCTCAGCCAAGCAGGAATGACGATTACAGCGGGCGGTCGCTACACGTTCTCTGTGT